ACTTCCTGCCCTTGCAGATCCCGTGCCCGCTGAATGAATCCGCCGACGTTCACATAAATTCCTTCATGCCGATACCGCTTATACCATGCCTGAGCATCGGATGCTCCCATCAATCCCTTTCGGAATTGAATGCGAGCCGTGACACTCCAGAGTTCTTGCGGTGCCCCGAACTTGAATGTATTTTTCGCAGAGTAGCCAACCAGTTTTGCGGTGCCTGGTGGCCAGCCGAGGAATATGTCAGAGTTTACAGCGTGCCGATAGTTTGCAATGGCTTGCAGGTCGATACCAATAAACGTCCTTGAGATGACGCAAACCTGATCCGCCAGATCGAAAGACAGCCCCTCAACTGGTTCTCCATTAACTGTCACCAGTGCCCGGCCGTTGAAATCTCGGTCAATCGGTTCAGATGTCGCTGAGTCCGTCCACTCGACTTCGACCGATCCAGTGTAGGGATTCACGCCTTCGTACCCGACGATCACCTGCCACATGATCGGGCTGATTTGCTCCGGAGCGATATTGTTCACATGAGCGTAGATTCCAGACGAATGCTGCTGCCCAGGCTGTGGGATTCCATTCGCCCCGGCGACTTGATCGATTGGAGTATCGATGTCACAGAGAACCTGATAGCCCTCTGTGAATGCGTAGGTGGACGCAAACTGGTCAAATCGCTCTGAGGTAAATGAACCGCCGTTTTTGCTCCACATTTTCGAGACGTTAATTACGCTCACAGTACTGGCACTCCACGCGGTCCCGGCCGTGTCTTGTTGTCAATGTTTACGATATGCGTCAAAATCTGTTGCAGCAGGTCAGGGATTCGCGTCCCTGGCCCGCGCGACAATAGCCGCCCTTCCGTCGCCTGATTGCCCTGCATCAAAATAGACGCCCTCGCCTGTAGGTTGATGTCGCCCTTCGATCTCAGATCATTCGTTAGGTCATCGCCAACGCCAACCATTCGTTCCTTCATTTTGTCGCGGAATTCCTGCCCTAGTTTTCCGCCTATTCCAGCGATCTTGTCAGCTAATTCCTGCTCGCGTTCCGTTAGTTCACGCCCGGCGATTTCCGGCAGTGATGTCAGTGATGACTGAAATCCTTCAGTCAGAGAACGGCTTGCCGCCTGTCCGAGTCCGGCCATAAGTCCGTCAATGCCGCCCTCGCCGCCGGACGCGATGAACGCGAAGATCTCGTAGACCATGTCGCCAATGATCTTGCCAGCGTTCGTGATGATTGTGATAACGCCGTTGAACGCATCTTTGAACAGGTTGATAATGTTTTGACCAAACCAAACAATATATGCTGGGATTTGCACCGTGAGTGCGTGCATAATGATTTCGGAAATCGTCACCATCGCCAGCTCAACAGACGCTTTTATGATCTCCCAAACGCTGTCGAGGTTCAGAATGATCGTTTCGAGAAACGTAAACGCCCCGATCATGATGTTGACGGCCTGAACTACTTTCTCCTTCACCCAATCCATGATTGGGCCGATGTTTTCCAGTATGCTTGTGGCGTATGCAGCCGCCGGTGCCAGGACCTGCGTCAATGATTCAGAAAGCTGTTGCAATCCCGCGTTGATTAGCACCCGAATAGGGGCGATGATCTTGCCGAATGTTTCCATCAGATTCGCCATCGCAGAGTCAGCACGTCGGCCAGATCCTGCGACTGTCGCCATGTCTCCGGCTTGTGCGTTGATGCCTTGGCTGGCAATCGCCATCACGGCCGCGAGTTTCTCTTGATTCGTCCGCATGTACATGATCTGCGGATTGATGGCGTAAAATGCGTCGAAGTTTCCTTCGAGTGCTGCCTTCAAATCTCCAAGTGATGCCGCCGCGTCCTTACCAGTCGCTGCTGCCAATCCGGTTGCCGCTTTCGCCGCATCGCCCATTGCGCCCGCTGCGAAGCCCATGCTCGATGCTTGGTGCATCAGTGCCATTGTTGCGTTATCGGAAACGCCAGTGAGTTTCTCCAGATCCTTTGCAGTCTGCTGCATTGCCCCGGACATTGCCTGAGCACCGCGAATCTGCAGAGCTGAGTTCAGCTTTTTGACTGACTCGGTTTGCTTGTCATACGCAGCATTTATCGCATTCAGGCCACCCAGTGCCGCCAGAGCCCCCTTAACGGCGACGTATGCCGCAACAAGGCCTTTTGAAACTGACGCTAACGCTTCTGTCGCCTTCGCTGTGCGCGCCGACTGATTTTCCACGCCTTTTAGTGACTGTTTCAGCGAGTCGAGCTGTGGTTTTATAGTCGATTCAATTTTTGCCGTTTTTGCCGATGCTACTATCACCTTCCCGTAAGCGTCAGCGGCACCTGTTGCGATTATTGCAACAGACTTTGCAGCACTTTGCGCGAGCGATCCAATGGCTTTTGCCAGCCCACCAGAGGCGGTTGCAAATGTTTTTCCGAGCGACTCTGATGCCCCAGATATAGCGGTCAGCGATTTCAGCACACCGTCAAATGCTGCTCCAGCAAGATTCTTTCCGCCGATGACAAAATCAATGCCGTTGCTCATTAGTCCCGCCGCTTATTTTGCTCTTCAGTTATTCGATGCTCTTCAAGTTTCAGAGTTGATCTCAATTCAAACCAGTACGCCGATTGATCGAGTAATCCGCCTGATACCGGCAAAAACGGATCATTGATTCCGACGATCCTGATATCCTGAATCAGTTCCTGTCCGATGAACCTCGAAGGGCATTCTGTGAGTTCGAAATATCCGTCTTTGCAATCCTCACAGCCAAACCCGTTACACTCAGGACATTCAATTTCTGCTGGCTGCTCTTTCGTGACAATTTCCTGACATCTTCCGACACATGACTTGCATAGTTCACCGCAGCGAACCAACGCTGCTACTCTGACTTTTTTTTATCGTCCGCCGATGGTGCCGATGCCGAAATCAGAAACGTCAGCACCTCAATCAGTTCTTCCATGCTCAACACTTCGCCGATGTTTTCGCGGCTGAAATCGCATGGGATATTTTCCCAGCCAGTGAGCATCATCGTTGCCGCGTCTAAGATCGCGTCGAACTGCTCGACCAGACTGCTTTTTTCGAGCGATGAAATCAGACCAATCAACTTGCGTTGCTGGTTCAGCGTCGGCGACTTTGCAAAAATCTTTGGTTGCGGAACTTTGTCAACGTCGCTGGCCAGCACCATCGTCAACCGGCTGGATGGATCAAGACTACGAGGCATTTGGTTTCTTAATCAAAAACGATTGTAAGTTCGGAATCGGCTGTCGCGCCCTGAGTGCAAAGGAATGTCAGATCATCTGTCATTATGTCATTGCGGCCGCCCTGCTGTTTGTTTTCCAGTTGGGCTTTTGGGGCCGCAATCGTGATAGAAGAACCGCTGGCCCCGATTCGCATTGAGAATGCTTGTGGTGAGGATGTCAGCCACAGAGCATCGCGGTCTTGAGTTGCTACTAAAAGCGATTCCGGATCGGCAGTGATAACCGGCTGTCGATTCGTGACGATGGCAGACACGTATCCGCTGCGATCCGTTGCGTTCACGCATTCCCGCATCACTACTGAGTTGCCCGCATCGAATTCGACGTTGCTTGTGCAAAGGTTGACTGAGTTAAACGTCAACGCACCGGCAGCCACCCGAAGCGGGAGGACTGTTGGATATGTCGGAGCAATTAACGCCACGTCGGTTTCGTTCGTCGAATACTTGCCGGTGAACGTGAATTCGATCATCGCCATCTTGCCAGTTGGTGCGACAATCTTCCATGTTCCCATTGCACCCGACAGAACGGCAAACTTGCCATCCTTGTAGTGCCCGAGTGTCAGTGTTTTAACGCCACCGGCTCCACCAGGGCCTTGCGTCACTGGCGAGAATGTCCCGGCAGTATCGACCCAACCGCAGGCTGGTAGTAACACGCTCGCCCATGTCGGGATGTCGGTCCCGTTGTAGGTCAAAGCGTGCTTGATGGTGCATGTGCCCTGCATTCCCTCCGGCATCCCTGGCAGGTAGTTGAACCCGCCTTGGCCTTCACGTCGCGTCATTGCGACATTCGGCTGAATCATAAACTCTTCAGCGTTGTAGACGCCTTCCGCACCAGTGAGAGCTTCGGCAGTTCCGACTGTAGCTTCAACTTTAGCCGCGAAGACCGATCGGCGACGAAGCATAACCATGATTGATTCCTATCGTGAAACAAGCCCGGAGGCTCTGAGGATGTTGAGTTTGATTCGCCGTTCCATCTGCTTGGAAAGTTCGTCGTTGATCTTTTTGACTTGCGGCTTTTCGAAATGGTTTTTGACGTATGCACCGAACGCTGAAACGCCTCGCAGGTGAATGATTGGCAGGCGTTCTTTTCCGATTCGACGAAACGCATTACCCTTCCACTTCGTATTCATTACGCCCGGTCGTGGACCCTGAAACGCTCCGTCTACTCGCTGTCGCCCGCCTTGTTTTCCGATCTTGAATGAGACGCCGCGTTTGTCTTGACGTGCACCAAAGTGCCGTAGTCCGAGTCGATTCGTTTTTGCAATGCTGACTGTCGTCGATGGCTGTTCTGCCGTCGCCTTCGCCTTGATTTTTAACGGGGCTTCGGCTTCTTTCTTTTTGATGTTGATCACACTTCGAACGTCACGCCCGATGTCCAGTTTTGTTTTCTTTGCC